TTGCACAAGATTTAATGTCAACAGCGCTTGACATATCGGCAGCCACAGGCAAAGACTTAGAAACCGTCACGTTGGCGTTAGGTAAAGCAGCCAACGGTCAAACAGCAGCACTAACAAAACTTGATCCATCGCTCAAAGGCGTAATTGATTCCGAAAGCACATTGGCAGATATCACCGACGCATTATCTGTGTCGTTTGGTGGCGCAGCAGACGTCGCAGCCAAATCTTACGAAGGTCGAATGAAGTCAATGAAAATTGCAATGGACGAAACTAAAGAAAGCATTGGCGCAGCATTGTTGCCAGTATTAGAAAAACTGTTGCAAATATTGGCACCACTAGCGGCGTGGGCGCAACAGAACACAACAGCGTTTTTAATTATTGCAGGCGTCATCGGCGGTTTTGCAGCGGCAATCGTGGTCGCAAACATTGCGATGAAGGCGTACACAATTGCTACGCAAGCAGTTACAGCCGCAACAGCGTTGTTTAATTTTGTTTTAAACGCCAACCCTATTGCCTTAATAATCATTGGCATCGTTGCGTTCATTGCTGCAATGGTTTTGCTATACAAACGATTTGAAGTTGTCCGCGAAGTAGTCGACACAGTATTTAGCGCAATCAAAACAGCCGTAACAACCAGCCTAGATTTTTTGACAAGTTATTTCACAGGCGTACTAAACATCTACAAAGGCATATTTAACGCAATAGCCAAACTATGGAATGGCACAATAGGCAAATTGTCGTTTTCATTTCCGTCATGGGTGCCAGGTTTTGGCGGTAAAGGCATAAGCGTGCCAAACATACCGATGCTCGCCGACGGTGGCATTGTGACGTCACCGACGTTGGCAATGATTGGTGAGCGCGGCCCTGAAGCAGTTGTGCCGTTAAATCGTGCAGGCGGTTTTGGTGGTGGGTTAACAGTTAATGTGACTGGCGGTTTGTCGACTAGCGCTGAAATAGGTCAAGCGGTTGTCAACGCAATCCGTGCATACAACAGATCAGCAGGCCCAGCACAAATACAGGTTGCCTAATGGCTGGCACAGCAGTTGTCGGTGCAGGCAACTACACACTAGAAATTGACACAGGTTTTATACAAGACGCATTTATCCTTGATGACTCAATCGCTGGCGTATTAAACAACACAACTTATGTGCTAAACGGTACAACCAATTTTGCGGACGTCACCGACGGTATAGACAGCATTATGGTTAAACGTGGCCGACGCGATCAAGGTGACCAATTCAGCGCTGGCACAATGTCGTTTAACATGCTTGACACAACAGGCATATTTAACCCGTTTGACACGTTGTCACCGTATTACGATCCGACAACAGCGCAACCAGGTTTAGCACCAATGCGCAAAGTTCAACTAGCGCGATACAACAACATTAACGTCAAAGAATATTTGTTTAAAGGTTACATAGTAAATTTTGACTACAACTTTGCGCTTGGCGGTTTAGATACTGTGACCGTTTATTGTGCAGACGATTTCTATTTGCTGGCACAAACATATTTAGCAGAATTTAACGTCAGCGAAGAATTGTCTAACACTCGACTAACAGCAATATTAGATCGGCCCGAAGTCGCATTTCCAGCAGGACAACGCAACATCAGCACAGGCACACAAACCTTGGGCGGTGCGTCAGCCTTCACAATTGCTGAAGGTACGAACGTTTTAGAATATTGCAACCAAATCAATACAGCGGAGCAAGGCCGTCTATTTATGGCACGTGACGGCGATCTAACATTTGAGCCGCGTGTCGGCGCAACTCTTAGCGGATCGGTAGCAGACTTTCACGACGACGGCACAAACATACCCTACGACGCCGTAGGCATATCATTTGAAGCAGATCAAGTTGTCAACCGTGCAGCGGTCGCCATACTTGGCAACACAACCCAACAGGTCGCAGACGATGCAGCTAGCCAAGCCAAATATTTTATACAAACAGCCAGCATTACAGGTTCATTGCTGCACAACGATACAGCGGCGTTGGCGTTGGCAAATTACTTATTGGAACCCGAACCCGAGGCGCGTTACACGTCGTTAGGCACAAACCTAAACAAATTGACAACAGCGCAACGTGACGCAGTTGCGATCATTGATATTGGCGACACAATTACCATTGAAAAAACGTTTGCGTCGGGTGCTGGCACAACCGAGTTAGCCCAGGAATTAGCAGTTGAGGGTGTCGAGCATACGATCACGGTTAGTAACGGCCACAGCGTCATGTATTTCACTTCGCCAACGGTTGTCGTCTACGAGTTGGTATTAAACGACGCGGTTTTTGGCATCATTGATGCAGACAACGTTTTAGGATAAGGTAAGGGACGATATGACTACGCCATTTCCATTTGTTGCATCACAAGTTTTAACAGCGCAACAGCTCAACGATATTCAAAATTTGCCGATATCTGATAAAACTGCGTCGTACACGCTGATCGCAGGCGACGAAACTAAACGCACAATGATGAACAGCGCGAGCGCTACGACGATCACGGTTAACAACTCGATTTTTACGGTTGGCGATGTTATTCAGGTCGCTAATAAAGGCGCAGGCGTTTGTACGGTGACTGCAGGGGTAGGAGTAACTATTAACACAAGCGGTTCGCTTGCTTTGGCGCAATATGGGGGCGGCTATTTACTTGCATTGTCGGCGTCAACTTTTACTTTTTTTAATTTAGGGGGTGGCGTATCGTACGGTACTGCTACTGGTGGCTCGAGTAGTTCTATAACTGTTGGCGGAATAAATTACACGCTGTTAACTTTTACAAGCGATAGCAATCTTGTTGTGTCAAAGGCTGGTTTGTTTGATTGTTTGCTTGTTGGCGGCGGCGGTGCAGGCGGAGGCAGTTACGCAGACAACACAGCAGGAGGCGGTGGTGGCGGTGGCGGTGTTCGTGAAACGACTATCTATCTTGCTGCAGCAACTTACGCAGTTGATGTTGGTGCGGGCGGTGCAGGTACAACTGCCGATGCTATTGGCGGTTCAGGTTTAGGTTCATCTATTGGTACTGCAATAAGTATTGGTGGCGGTGGTGGCGGTGGCGGTGCTGACGGTCAGTTGTCGGCAGTCGGAACTGGTGCATCAGGTGGCGGTGCGGCTTGCCAACCTAGTCAAACTGGTGGCGTATCAAACGACACGGCTACAGGTTTTGCAGGCGGAAACGCAAACGCAAGCGGTACTTTTGGTGGACCTTCAAATGGTGGTGGTGGCGGTGGCGCTGCAGGTCTTGGCGGCAATGCGTCGTCGTCATCTGCAGGTGGCGCTGGTGGAAACGGTAAAGACATAAGCACATTTATTGCATCTGCAACATATTACGCAGGTGCAGGCGGTGGCGGCGGTGGTAGCGGAACTGGTGGTGCTGCAGGTAACGGTGGCGTTGCAGGCAAAACAACTGGTGCAGGTAACAACGGTGTGAACTACGGCGCAGCAGGCGGCGGAACAGTTAGCGCGTCACAATCAGGTAACGGTGCAGCAGGCGTAGTTTATGTCAGGTTTAAAGTATGAGAACTTATTTTGCACAACTAAACAATGACAACATTGTTATTGACGTTCACGTTGTAACACAAGAATTTATTGACGCAAACCCTGACCGTTACACAGGCGTTTGGGTTGAAACATTTTATGACGACCCAAATAAACAATACGCAGGTCTTGGCTACACGTACAGTTACGACACACAAGATTTTACGCCGCCATACATTGAGCCAATAGTCGAGCCGTAATGCGATGCGATACGGGTTATTTGCGCTGATACTTATGTTGACGGCTTGCGAAAGTACACGCGACAACACAATCACCGTCAAGTCACGGGTCAAAAACATGACGTTAGATAACTGCAACGTGCCTGACCGATGCGGCATTACACCATGACTCGACACAGATACACGTCAGATGAACTACACGCACGCATGATCGTCACCGTAGGCGTACTGTTAGCCATAGTTTTTAGCACCATAGTTTTAGGCATGACCTACGGCTTGTTGTTTGTGTCGCAACCTGAAAAACAAGCGCCAAACGACGCAGCGTTTATAGACCTAATGTCAACTATTGTTGTGTTTTTAACTGGCACGTTGTCAGGAATTGTTGCGTCTAACGGCATTAAAAGTAAACCGATTAAGTAATGCCTAATCGCGCTTACATAGTTACGCAACAGCCAGTCGTAAAGTCTGCGCTGGCTGGCACAGCGGAGTGGGCTCGACTTGCGTGCAAACACAGCGACGGCAGTTTGTGGAATAACGGCACATTTGTTCACCGTGATATTCGCAACAGACCTGGCACGATCAGCAACCATGCTCGAGGGCTGGCAATGGATTTGTCATACCGTTGGCTTAACCAAAAAAAATTAGGCAAAGTTGACGGCCGCAAAACGTCACTTGCGTTTATTGAGAAATGTTTAGAAAACGCAGACCATTTAGGCATACAGCTAATAATTGATTACGCAATGCAAAGGTCGTGGCGGTGCGATCGTGGCACATGGCAACCGTTACCGAGTGTCGAGCAAGGCGATT